CAAGCAGCGGCTCGAGTCGCTGGTGACAGAGACACCGGTGCTGGCGGAGAAGATCGCCCCGAGCCGGAGCCGGGACTCGGGCAACACGATGTTCTCGAAGGAGTTCCCTGGCGGGATGATGCTGCTGACCGGCGCGAACAGCGCGACGGGACTGCGCTCGACACCGTGCCGCTACATCTTTTGCGATGAGGTGGACGCCTTCCCGCTCGATGTGGACGGCGAGGGCGACCCGGTGAGCCTGGCCGAGAAGCGTGCGACCACGTTCGCGCGGCGGAAGATCCTGCTCACCAGCACGCCGACCGTGAAGGACTTCAGCCGGATCGAAGCGGAATTCGAGCGCAGCGATCAGCGGCGGTTCTATGTGCCGTGCCCGTGCTGCGGTGCGATGCAGTGGCTGAAGTGGCCGCAGCTGAAGTGGGAGAACAACGACCCGAGCACCGCGGTCTACCAGTGCGAGGTGTGCGGCGAGCGCTTCGCCGAGATCCACAAGCCGGCGATGCTGCGCCAGGGCGAGTGGCGCGCGACGGCACCGAGCGATGGCAAGACGGCAGGCTTCCAGCTGTCGGGGCTGTATTCGCCGCTTGGCTGGCTGAGTTGGGCCGACATGGTGGACGACTTCCTGCGGGCGAAGGCCGATGCGCCGATGCTGAAGTCGTTTGTGAACACGCGGCTGGCGGAGACGTGGGAGGAGGACTTCGCGAGCAAGGTGAACGCGTCGGCGCTGCTCGAGCGGTGTGAGCCGTATCCGCAAGGAAGGCTGCCGGATGGCGTGCTGGCGGTGACGATCGGCGTGGACGTGCAGGGCGGTGGCGGCTCTGCGGGTGACCGCCTGGCGGTGAGCGTGTGGGGCTGGGGCCGCGGCGAGGAAGGCTGGCTGATCGACCACCAGGAGATCGCGGGCGACCCGTGCAAGGCGGAGGTGTGGAAGCAGCTCGACGTGATCGTGCTGCACGAGTGGGAGCACGCCGGTGGCGGCAAGCTGCGCGCGGATGTGGTGGCGGTGGACTCGGGCGGCCACGCGACGGCGGAGGTGTACCAGTACGCGCGCGAGCGGCAGAGCGTGGGCGTGATCGCGATCAAGGGCCAGAGCCAGCGGGGCAAGCCACCGATCGGCAAGCCGGGCAAGGTGGACATCAACGCCAAGGGGCAGACGCTGAAGCGCGGCGCGCAGGTGTGGCCGGTGGGCAGCGACACGATCAAGACGACGTTGTTCGGACGGCTGAAGCACAATGACATCGGGGATGGCTACCTGCACTTCCACGCGCAGACGGGTGAGGAGTACTTCGAGCAGCTGACGGCAGAGAAGCAGGCGCTGCGGTACGTGAAGGGTTTCCCCGTGAGGGAATGGGTAAAGAAACCAAGCGCGCGCAATGAAGCGTTGGACACGCTTGTGTATGCGTACGCGGGACTAAATCGGCTCTATTCGCGGTACGACAGAAGAACAATCTGGGATCAGCTGGAAGCAAGGCTCCAGAACGCAGCTGCTGGTGGTGCAAAGCCGCGGCTAAGATCGGGCAAGGGCAAAGCGCCTGCGTTCGCTACCAGCTGGTGAGGCCGTGAACTTCCCCGCAAGGATCACCGAGGGCGACACGGTCAAGTGGCGCGACGTTGCTGCGGCTGACACGCTGGGCAACCCGATCACCAGCGCCGATTGGACGCTGAAGTATTTCTTCCGGTTCAACCGCAACAACCACGGCGCAACGGTTACCGGTACGGCCTACGGCACCGGCTGGGAGTTCAGCCTGTCGGCAACGACGACAAACGGCTTCCACCCGGATGACACCGGCTACTGGCAGGCGGTAGCGACCAAAGGCAGCGAGACGTTCACGCTGGGCGCTGGTCAGTTCGAGATCGACGCCAACCTTGCCTACGCGGGCACGCCGGACGCGGTTGATAACCGCACGCAGTCCCAGAAGGATCTCGATGCGGTGCAGTCCGCAATCCGTTCGATGGTGAGCGGCGGCGCTGTTGCTGAGTACACGATCGGCAACCGGCGGCTCAAGAAGATGGAGCTGACGGATCTGCTGTCGCTGGAATCTACGCTGAAGGCGTCAGTCAAGCGTGAGCAGGCGGCGCAGCTGCAGGCCAACGGCCTTGGCAATCCCCATAACCTGTTCGTGCGGTTCTGATGGGCATCCGATCCTCGATTCTCGGCTGGCTGCAGCGCGGCGCAGCCCCGGCGCCCCGGCGGATGTATCAGGGCGCAACGGTCAGCAGGTTGACCAGCGACTGGGTGACCAGCAGCACCAGCGCGGATGCGGAGATCAAGGGCAGCCTGCCGCGGCTGCGCAACCGCTCGCGCCAGCTGGTGCGGGACAACGACTACGCGCGGCAGGCAATCCGTGCGGTGAAGAACAACGTGGTCGGCACCGGCATCAGGCTGCAGGCGCAGGTGCGGATGCAACGCGGCGGCGGCCGGCTGGATCAGCCGGTGAACGACGCGATCGAGACCGCATGGAGCCAGTGGGGCAAGAAGCAGTTTTGCCACACGGGCGGCCGGCTGAGCTGGCACGACATGGAGCGCCTGGTGATTGGCGCGATGGCCGAGTCGGGTGAGGTGTTCATTCGCAAGGTGCGCCAGCCGTTTGGTGGCAGCCGGGTGCCGTTCGCGCTCGAGGTGATCGAGTCCGATCTGCTCGATGACACGTACACCGGCCGCAGCACGGTGGACGGCAACGAATGGCGGATGGGCGTGGAGTGCGACAAGTGGGGCCGGCCTGTTCAGTACGCCTTCCTGAAGAAGCACCCCGGTGATGCACCGTTTCAGGGGCAGCCAGGACCGCGGCACAAGCTGATCCCGGCCGACGAGATCATCCATCTGTACCTGATGGATCGACCGGGCCAGACCCGCGGCGTGCCGTGGCTGGCGACTGCGATCCAGCGGCTGCACCACCTTGCCGGCTACGAGGAGGCGGAGGTGATTCGCGCACGGGCTTCGAGCGCGTTGATGGGCTTTGTCGAGAGCCCTGAAGGCGAGCTGCTGGGTGATGAGGTGCTCGATGGCGAGCGCGTCTCAAACTTCGAGCCGGGCGTGTTCAAGTATCTGGCGCCTGGAGAGAAGGTCACGGTGCCGCAGCTCGATGCACCCGATGGTCAGTTCGAGCCGTTCCTGCGGGCGATGCTGCGGGCGATGGCGGCCGGCGTGGGCTGCTCCTATGAGTCGATCTCGCGCGACTTCAGCCAGAGCAACTACAGCTCGAGCCGGCTGTCGCTGCTGGAGGATCGCGACCACTGGCGCGCGCTGCAGCAGTATTTGATCGAGAACTTTCACCAGCCGGTGTTTGAGGCATGGCTCGAGATGGCTGTGCTCGGTGGCGTGCTGAACCTGCCGGTCTACGAGACCGATCCCGATCGCTACCGGCAAATCCGGTGGATGCCACGCGGCTGGGCGTGGGTGGATCCGGCCAAGGAAGTGCAGGCCTACAAGGACGCGGTGCGCTGCGGCTTCAAGACCTTGGGTGAGGTGGTGGCCGAGCAGGGCGGCGACCTTGAGGAGCTGATGGTGGCGCGCTCTGCCGAGCTCTCGATGGCTGATGAGCTCGATCTGATGTTCGACACCGACCCGCACGAAGTGAACGGCGCAGGCTCCGAGCAGCCGAGCGATCCCGCGGAGGATCAGGCGGAGGAGATGGACCCCGCCAGTGATGCGGACCCGGCCGACGATAATGGCGAGGATGACACTGAGGACACCGATGGACCTATCGCGTGATCTCGAAGGGCAGCTGCTGAAGCGCTCGGAAGTAGCTGACTTCACGGTCAGCGATGACGAGCGTTCGATCGAGTTCCCCTTCAGCTCCGAATATCCCGTCGCTCGCTATTTCGGAAACGAAGTACTGAGCCACGATGAACGCAGCGCTGATCTATCACGGCTGAATGATTCTGCGCCGCTGTTGTTCAATCACGACCCGAACAAAGTGATCGGCGTGGTGGAACGTGCGTGGATTGATGGCAAGAAGAAGCGCGGCTATGTGAACGTGCGGTTCAGCCGCAATGCGTTCGCGCAAGAAGTGCTCGCAGACGTGCGCGACGGCGTGCTGCGTAATGTGAGCTTCGGCTACGCGATCAACGATATGGAGCAACGCGGCAGCGGTGATTTCGTCGCTACCAGCTGGGCTCCCTATGAAGTGAGCGTGGTTAGCATACCTGCAGACCCCACTGTGGGTGTGGGTCGGTCTCTTGAGACTGATCCTGCGGCCCCAGCCGCATCACCAATCCCCGAAACAGAACCTGAGGTTCCGATGGAAAACACCCCCGACATCTCGGCGGTGCGGGCTGAAGCGGCTGCTGAGGCTGCCAAAGCTGAGCGCGCCCGCATCTCCGGCATCACTGCTCTGACTGAGAAGCACGGCATGGCTGATCTCGGCCGCCAGCTGATCGAGGGTGGCCGCAGCCTCGATGAGGCTCGCGCTGCTGTGCTTGAGAAGATCGGCGCCAAGCCCGTCGAGACCGTGGCACCCGTTGAGATGGCTGCTCAGGAGCGTGCCTCTTACAGCCTGACCGCTGGCATCCGCGCGATGCTCACCGGCGACTGGTCGAGCCGCGAGGCTGGTCTGGTGCGCGAGCTCTCCCGTGAAGTGGAGAAGTCCGGCATCGCCAAGACCACCGAACGCTCCTTCTTCGTTCCCTTCGCTGCTCTGAATCAGCGCGCCACCTACGTGACCTCCGGTGCCACCACCGGCGGCAATCTGGTGGCCACCGATCTGCTGGCCGATGACTTCATCGAGTTCCTGCGGAACAACGCCCTAATGCTGCAGCTGGGCGTGCGCACCATGCCCGGTCTGGTCGGCAACGTGGCGATTCCCCGCCGCTCTGGTGTCGCCTCGACCTACTACCTGAGCACCCAGACCACCGCGATCACCCAGTCGGAGTCCACCTTCGACCAGGTGACCATGGCGCCCAAAAACCTGGCTGCGCTGTCCAAGTACAGCCGTCAGACCCTGCTGCAGGGCACCCCTGGCATTGAGGAGCTGGTGCGCCGTGACCTGACCGATGGCATCAACCTCGCCATCGATCTCGGCATCCTCAACGGCTCCGGTTCTTCCGGCCAGCCGACCGGCATCATGCAGACCTCCGGCATCGGCTCGGTGGCCATGGGCACCAACGGTGGCGCGATCACCGTCGAGAAGGTGGTGGATCTTGAGTCTGCCGTGATGCAGGCCAACGGTGTGGTGAACGCCTCCAACGTGGCCTACCTCACCAACTACAAGGTCTCCGCTGCCCTGAAGAAGCTGCGCGCTGGTGGTTCCACCACCGGTGACGGTCCCTTCCTTGTGAACGACCAGCTGAACGCCATCGGCCGCGGTCCTACCCCCGCAAATCTGAACGGCTACCCCCTCGCCCTGACCAACCAGGTGCCCAGCAACCTGACCAAGGGCACCAGCTCGGGCGTCTGCTCCGCTCTGGTGATGGGTGACTTCAGCCAGGCCATGGTGGGCTTCTGGGGCAACGGCCTCGAGATCACTGTGGGCGAGGAGAGCGATGACTTCGCTAAGGCTCTGACCAGCGTTCGCGGCATCGTCACTTATGACGTGGCCGTGCGCGATCCCAAGAGCTTCGCTGCCATCCTCGACATCACCACCTGATAGGAGACGGGGCCGGGCAACCGGCCCCCTTTTTTGTTTCGATGAAGGTTCTCATCACGATCGACTGCGCCGCTCGGGGTCAGTTCCTCGAGGCCGGCAAGGTCTACGAGCTGGATGCCGAGGTGGCTGCCGAGCTGCTGCGCGTTGGTCGCGCGGTCACGGCACCTGCTGAGGAGCCCAAGGCGAAGCCTGCACGCAAGGTCAAGGCCGATGGCGCTGAGTGAAGATCTGAACGTCTTCCTCGATGATTTCGGCGTCAGCTGCACGGCTGGCGCTGTCACAGCGCTGGGGATCCTAGACATGCCGAGCCAGATCATCTCGGGCGACATGGTTCTGAGCACTGACTACACGCTGACGGCCCGTGCGGCTGATTTCGGCGGCCTGAAGTACGGCGACAGCATTACGGTCGCGACGGTGGCCTACACCGTGCGCGAGACGCGCCTGATCGACGATGGCGCCTTCGTTGAGATCGGACTGCAGAAGGTATGACGACCCGCCGCGAGACGATCCTGGCCGCCGTGCGCACGGCACTCACTGGCACCACGGGCGTGAGCACGCGGATCTACCGCTCGCGCGTGGAGCCGATCTCGCGGGCTGAGAGCCCGGCAATCGTGGTGGAGCCGCTGAGCGACAACGCGGCGCAGAACACCGCGCTGCCGACGCTCGACTGGAGCATAACGGTGCGCGTCACCGTGATTGTGCGCGGCGCGATTCCAGATCAGATCGCTGATCCGATCATCGAGAGCCTGCACAGCAAGCTGATGGCTGATCTCACGCTCGGCGGTTATGCGATCGACATTCAACCAATCAGCGTCACCTTCAACTTCGCCGAAGCTGATGGCGCAGCTGGTGAAATCCAGTGTGACTATCGTGTTCTGTACCGCACGGCGGTCGCAAACCTCGCGAGTGCATGATGGCTACGATGGTGGACGAATACTGGGGTCAGGGCGGGACTTACCTAGCCGATCCCAAAACCGGCAAGCGAACGCTCATCGAGCGGACGGAGCCGGCCCATCCCTCCCAACCTGACGAGGTAGAGAGCAATGCCGCTCCTGAGCCGCAAGCGCCTGATCCTGGCGAAGACTGAAACCACCTACGGGACCGATCCGACGCCGACCGGGGCAACCAACGCGATCTTGGTGCGCAACCTCGAGATCACTCCGCTGCAGGCCGATACCGTCACCCGTGACCTGATCCGCCCCTATCTGGGTAACAGCGACCAGCTGCTGGCGCAGACCCGCGTAGAGGTGACCTTTGAGGTTGAGCTGGCCGGCTCCGGCGCTGCCGGCACTGCTCCGGCCTATGGCGCCGTGCTGAAGGCCTGCGGCCTTTCCGAGACCGTGGTGGCCACCACCAGCGTCACCTATGCGCCGGTGAGCTCGAGCTTCAGCTCGGTGACCCAGATCGGAAGAGCACACGTCTGAACTCCAGTCACGAGA